ACAATATGTGGGCGCGCATGTGGGCCCGCTCGCGCAAGAACGCGCTCTGGCACATCAATCAGGATGCGGAACCGCAGCTCAACCAGATGAACCAGGCGGTCGGCACCGGCGGCCAGTTGGTCTATCTGCCGCCGGGCGGCGTCGCCAACGCCCCGAACGCCTCGCTCTACGGCCGCCCGATGATCGCGACGGAATATAACGCCGCGCTCGGCTCGCCCGGCGACATCGCGCTGGTCGATTGGTCGCAATACACCATCGTCGACAAGGGCGGCGTGCAGATGGCGACTTCGATCCACGTCGCCTTCGATACCGACGAAATGCGCTTCCGCATCACCTATCGGGTCGATGGCAAGCCGATGTGGACCAAGCCGATGACCCCGTTCAAGGGCAATCTCACCAAGAGCCCCTTCATCGCGCTCGCCCAGCGCTGAGTTTAGCCGTCCCCTTGCGGCGTAAGCGCCTTCTCCCCCATAGCCCGTCGAAAGACGGGCGTCCTTTCGGACGCCCTATGGCGGGAGAAGGCGCGAAGCGCCGGATGAGGGGCGTTCCCCCACCCAGAATCCTCAAGGAGCCGTCATGGCCAAGCAGATTTCGCTTCCTTATAGCTTTCCGCCCGTCGCCCTGCTGGCGGCCGCCGCAGACGCCGCAGGCCGCACCAGCTCGTACCGCAATCTCGGCAACGCGCATAAGGCCTATGTCGTCGCCCACATCAATCAGGGCAACGCCGCTACCGTCGCGCTGACCCTGACCCAGGCCAAGGACGTTTCCGGCACGGGCGCCAAGGCGGTCACCGCCGCCATGCCGATCTGGCTCCAGGCCGACACGTCCGTCTCGGACGCCAACGTGGTCCAGAACGCCGCCGCCTCCTTCACGACCGACGCGACGACCAAGGACAAGATCGTCATCTTCGAGATCCTGCCGGAAGCCGTGCTCGACGTGGCCAATGGCTTCAAGACGATCGCGCTGACCACGGGCGCCTCCAACGCCGCCAATATCACCGAGGCGATTCTGATCGTCATCGAGGCCTATCAGGGCGCCTCACAGCCGACGACTTACGCATAATCACGTTGCCGGGCGCCATAGGGCGTCGAAAGACGCCCGTCTCTCGACGGGCTATGGCGCCCGGCCCTCCCTCGCATCAGCTCAGCGTCGCATTCGCTCCTACGCCAACGCCGTTGGCGGCGGCGTGTGGCCGCGCGAAACCCTTTTGGAGAATCCCATGGTCACCCGCGCGCAATACCGCTCCGGCATCCAATATGAATATGAAGACCTGACGCAGGAAACGGTCGCCTCCTGCTCGCCTTTTCAGTTCTGCGATGAATTTGTCGGCGCCGGCCACACCGCCGGCATTCCCGCCGCAGGCTCGCCGGTCGCCGGCTATCCCTGGGTCAAGAAAATCGTCGGCGCGGCGCCGCCCACCGTCGCTCTGGTGCAAAACTCCGCCGGCGGCCAGGTCGCCTGCGCGCTGCTCGCGACGTCCGAGGCCGAGGAAGCCTCGCTTTATTTCAACGATTCGCTCTGCGTGGATACGACCAAGATCGGCCAGGCCGAATGGCGCGCCGCGCTCTCGGTCGCGCCCTCGGCGGCGGGCGTGCAGGCGGCGCTCGGCCTCGGTTCCGTCTGGGTCGGCGGCCCGACCAACACCGCCCGCTATATGCAGTTCGGCTGGACCGCCAACGGCAATATTCTGATCCAGTCGAAGGACGGGCAGGGCAATACCTACAGCTTCGCCGCCGCGCAGATCGGCGGCGCGGCCATCGTATCGGACACGGCGTTCCATATCTTCCGCATCGATTGGTCGAACCCGGCCGATATCGCCTTTTTCTATGACGGCAATCGCGTCAACGCGGTCGGTTCGGTGGTCTGGGCGGCCACGGGCGCCAACGCCATCCTCCAGCCGTGGAGCACGGTCTACAAGCCGAGCGGAACCGGCCTCGCGACACTGTCCCTCGACAAGATCGACGTCTTCAACGGACGCTGATCGGGGAGGCTGGCCATGCTCGCGGGCTCCGACAATCGCGCCATAACAAACCCAAACAACCGCCAGAAGGAAGCAGCCAATGGCCGCGCAGATGGGCCTCAGCCTCATTCCCGTGACGATCTCGGCGGGGCAAAGCCTGTCGCCTCAAGTCGATATCGGCCCGGGCCAGCTGGTCGGGATTTATTTCCCGGCAAGCTGGACCGTGGCAAATCCGACCTTTCAGATCAGCCCTGACGGCGGCGCGAACTGGTATGAGCATTATTCTTATTCCGGCGCTGCAACCGAGTTCGGCTACGGCGCCGGAATCGCGGCTTATCTCGCGGTCGATCCTACGCTGTGGCAGGGCGCCCTCTCGCTCAAAATAAGGTCCGGCGTCGTTGGCGCTCCTGTCGCGCAGGTCAGCACGGTCACGCTGCTGCTCGCCTGCAAGGTGAATTGAGCGCCGATGTTCAGGCCCGGAACCACAATCATCACCACGGTGATTTCCGCCGCCGCGACGCGCGACCTCGTGGCGTTCGGGGACGTCATCGACGATTGGGGCATCGACGACGATTCCATGACCAATTTCATCATGCGATCCATCGCGCGATGCTCGCGCAGCGCCGAGAATTTCTGCAATCGCATCTTCGCGCTTGAAACCATCCAGGACGAAATAGCCTTGCTGCATGACGGCTGGCCGCATGTGGCGCGCCGGCAGATCTTCGCCCTGCAACTCAGCCGCTGGCCGGTCGCCTCTGTGCTGAGCGTCGATGTTGACGGGGTGGCGCTCGTCGAAGGCGCTGATTTCCGGATCGACGCCGATGCCGGCCAGCTGGTCCGCCTGGACGCCAGCGGAAATCCAAAGGATTGGATGGGGATTCTGACGACCGTGACCTATTCGGCGGGCTATTGGCTCCCGGACATGACCGGGACAATACCCACGGGCGCGCAGGCGTTGCCGGACGATATTGCCGACGCCGTCTCGCGCATGGTCTACACCCGCTATGCCGAACGCCAGCGCGATCCGCTCGTGAAGTCCGAATATATCGATGGCGTCGGCCGAACCGAATACATCCTGCCGTCGAGCGACGGAAACCTGAGCCCGGACGTGCTGGATATCCTCGATAATTACCGCGTTCCGGTCATAGCCTGATGGCCACCGTTGACACCCGTCTGAAGGCGTCGACCGCCCGGATGATCGCAAAGGCCTCGGGCGGAGCCCAGGTCACTTTCGTCCGCGTGACGGGCCTCGCGCCCAACGTCACGGAAACCACGGCGACGGTCACCGCCTGGGTGCGCAATTATCTCCCGGCAGGCGGGCCGCCCTCGGTTGACGGCTACAGCGCCACGAAACGCGGCGGCATTTCCGAAGGCGAACGCCAGATCCTCGTCATGGCCTCCGATCTCGCGGCGGCCAAATTCCCTCTGCCGCTCATCAAGGGCGATCTCGCCTTGGTCGCCGACACCGGCGAGCGTCTCAAGATCACGCGCGTGGACATGACGAAGCGCGCCATCGCCTCCTGCATCGAGGCCTATGGGGTGACGCCGTGATGACCAAAATCGTCATCGACGACGATACGAAGATTCTGGCGCAACTCGGCGAGATCACGCCCAAGGCCCGCAAGGCGCTGGTCGAGGCGCTCGCGCCGCTGGCGAAGCGCATCGCGGGCGATGCCCAGTCGCGCGCCGCGGCGCATATTCGATTTGAAGGCAAGGCCCCTGGCGCCTATCTGGCCTCGATTTATGGCGGCGTCGCTTCGAAGGAAAACCGGATTGTCGGCTTCGTGCGTTCAGGCCATCCGCTGGCGCATCTGCTGGAATATGGCGCGACGACCCCGCCGCACAAGATCGCCGCCTCGGTCGCCAAAATGCTGAAATTCACCGGCTCGGCTGGCGACGTCTATGCCCGCTTCGTCAACCATCCAGGCGCCACGATCCCGGCCTATCCGGCCATCAATCCCGCCTTTGAGGTCGGGGCTGACGACGCGCGCGCGACCATCGAGCGCACGGTCAAGGGAGCAGCGTCCAAAAAATGACGGCCTCGCGCAAATCCATTGTGACGGCGCTGCTCGCAAAACTGGCCGCGTCATACAGCTTCGGCGCCAAGGGCCGGCGCAACCGCTCGCCTGAAACCATTGCCGCCGTGGGCGCGCCCGCGCTGCTGTTGCTTCGCGTGGCGGAAGAGCACGAGGTCAAGGCGCTCGGCCTGCCGCCGATCCGCACCATCAAGCTGGTCGCGGCGGTTTATATCGATTGCTCGGATGACGAAAACGCCATCCCGGACGACATTATCAGCGACATTCACGACGCGTTCGACGCCGCGCTCGCGGCGGACGACCCGGTTTCGGGCCGCTGCACGCTCGGAGGCCTCTGCTATTCGGCCAAGATTTCCGGAACGAGCGAAGGCGCTCCCGGCGACATGACCGGGCGGGGCCTCTCCCTGATCCCCATCGACATCGTCATCCCCTGAAAGGCGACATCATGCCCTACGACTTCAACGCCCCGGCGCCCGCGCCGGAGGCGTCTCCCGCCATTCCCACAACGCCGGCTCTGGTCGAGCATGTCGAGGCCATCGCCGCCGGCGAGTCCGCCGCAGTTGCCGGAGCGGCCGAATCCGTGCCGTCGCGCGCCGAGGCCGAAATTGAGGCCTGGTTCGTCGAGCACGTCATGAACTCGCCCGTCTCGCGAGCCGGAGCCGAAATCTACAATCACGTCCGCGCCGCTGTGGACGCCCTGAAAACGCGCCTCGCCGCGCTTTGAAGCATAAAGCTGCGTAAGCGGTTGGCGCACGCCAGAGCGAACGCAAAAAACGGAGAGACCCATGTCGTCTAACACTTCCGTGGCCTTCGGCTCTGGCGTTTTGATCGCCACGCCGGCCGGCGCGAACCCCACGCCCGTCCAGTTCGGCACAATGCAGGACGTCTCGATCGATATCAGCTTCTCGACCAAGCAGCTGATGGGCCAGTACCAGTTCCCGATCGCAGTCGCGCGCGGCGAGGGCAAGATTTCGGGCAAGGCCAAATACGCCAATATCGACGGCGCGGTCTTCAACTCGCTCTTCTTCGGCGTGACCGAGACGGTCGGCCAGAAGCTTTGGTCTTACAACGAGGCGGCCACAATTCCGTCCTCGACGCCCTGGCAGGTGACTGTCGCCAACGGCGCGACCTTCGACGCCGATCTTGGCGTCACCTATGCGTCCTCAGGCCTTTTTCTGACTCGCGTCGCAGCCGCGCCGACCGTGGGCCAGTATTCGGTCAACACCACGACGGGCGTTTATACCTTCAGCACGACCGACGCCAACAAAGCCATTCTCATCAATTACAGCTACACCCAGACCACGTCCGGCGCGAAGTCGATCATCAACAATCAGGTCATGGGGACGGCGGTTACGTTCCAGATCGACTTCTACCAGAAGAACCCGAACGTCGCGGGCGCGCAATGGTCGCTGCGTCTCTATTCCTGCATGGCTTCGAAGCTGAGCGTCGCGTCGAAAAACAGCGATTTCACGGTCCCCGAACTCGACTTCGAGGCCTTCGCCAACGCCGCCAACAATATCGGCGAAATCAACACCGCCACCGCCTGATAGCCCGCACCTGATTTCCTTCTCCCCATAGTCCGTCGCAAGACGGGCGTTCAAACAAACGCCCTATGGCGGGAGAAGGTGGCGCGTGAAGCGCGACGGATGAGGGGGCGCCCCGCCCCGCAATTTTCCAGAAAGAGGCCAATGCAGCCCGACCCGAAACTGAATTGCGCCGGCGCGCCCACGGTGACGCTCGGCGGCGAAGAATTGTTTATCCCGGTTCTCGCCCTGCGCCAGGCGCGCATTGTTGTGCCTGGGATCATGAAGCTCCTGCCGCGCCTGAACCAGATCCAGCAGGAAATTGCCGGCAGAAACCAGGCTGGCGCGCTGCTGGCGTTCGAGGACGTCGATCTCATGATCGATGTTGTCCACGCCGCGCTCACCCGCGCTTATCCGCAGATGACGCGCGATGATTTGCTCGACCGTGAAGCCACTTTGGCGCAACTGGTCGTATCCATCAGCGTCATCGCGCGGCAGACCGGCCTCTTCGCCCCGGCATCGCCGGGGGAACAGCAGGGGGAGACGGCGACGCCCCCGACTTCGACGGAATCGTTGCCGAATATTGCCAGTGCTCCGGCGAGCCCTGGACTGATGCCCTGGAATCCGAACTGACCGTCCCGCGCATTTCCGCGCGGTTCAAATATTGGAAAGACAATCCGCCGCCCGCCATCTCGCTGTTGATGCTGGCGGCGGCCTGGGGCGCCTGGAAGCCGCCACGGCCGAAGGAAGCGGACGCCGATGCGGCGCTGCGCAGATTGTTTCCCACGGGTAAATTCTGACCGCTAATTCGTGCGTCCTTCGACGATGATCTTGCCGTCGCGCCCAGTGACGACCTTCCGGTATCGGCTCAAACGGGTCATTGAAGCTTTTCTTGCTATGGCCGGAGAAACGTCGTCAGCGGACTTTCCTGGCTTCGGTCGAACGCGTAGTCGTGACCCAAGGCGGACAGTCGAGATCTGCGTCATCACCTGCTCCTTCGCCAGCGGATGGTTGCAATGGCATCTTGTATCCGCCGTCTGGTTCGCCGCTGGCCTTCGTCTGCAAGAGCTTCAAAATCTGCGTCCGACAACGACACGCCGGCTGCGGCTATGTTCTCTTCAATATGAGAGAGTTTGGACGTCCCGAGTACGGACGTCCGTGAATCGCGCTTTGCCGCCGAGCGGACTGGCGGCGTTAGTAGAAGTTGCTCGCGAAGCCCATGAAGCTCTCGGCGAGTTTGTCATAGCGTGAAGCGACGCGGCGAGCGTTTTTGAGCTTGTTGAAGAAACGCTCGATGCGATTCCTGATCGCGTACACGGGTTTGGCGATCGGACGCG